AAGATTGCCAAATGTCCTGCTTTGTTTTGCAAATATACAAAAAAAATATTACTATGGAAATACTTCCTCTTGTATTTTCTTTAATTTTTTTTGACAAAGCTTTGATATATTTATATCAACATCTCCATTATTATATCTAGCAGTATAACTTAAATCCTTTAAAAAATCATAGTCCTTTGCTATATTGGGATATACTAACCTAACCATGTAAGAAGTTGCTTCATGTTTGTTTCTTGCATTCAAACTATTCATAGCATCTTCCACTGTATCACATTGTTTCCCATTATACTTTCTTGGTAAAATACCACAACTTACAAAGTGTAATGCTGAATAAAAAGCAGTAATACAAGACCAATCTAAATACTCTTTTCCCTCGTATAAAAGGTTAGATAATTTTTTATTTCGTTCAGCCTGTGTTTTATGCCTCATTATTATCAACTTTTACAAATCCATCTATTGCCAGCTCACCCTCATTTATATCTACATTCTTCATAAACATGAAATGTATTCCACTCTTAAACTCATCTCTGAATTTATCTTGAAAACTATATGATTGCTCATAGAAATCATCTATAAAATCTTCATTATAAGTGTTTTCAATAGGAGTAGTAAATATAATTTTAAAATGAAAAGGATTGATGTAAAATCCACTTATATTATGTCCTTTTTCTTCCATGTTTTTTAACAAATCATTTCCATACAAGAACATCTGTGTAGATTTTCTAACAAAGGAATTTCTTAAATCTTTGAAGTCTTTTCTTGCTTTTTCTGCCCCGCTTATTTCTCCTTTTGTAAAAGCGTCAATGACAGCATCCACAGGAAAATACCCTTCAATCTGTTTGGTCTTGGATTGGCATTCTATTTCCTTTAAATATTTTACCAAATCATTACTTAAAGTTGCCATCTTTTCCATAAAAAATATTGATTTTTGAGCGAAATTATCACTTTATTTTCATAAATACAACATTCCACCCCTTATTTAGATTGTGATTTTTGTAAAACATTCTGTAAAACACTTTGATATACAGAGTTTCGTGAAAATGTTAAAGTTTTACAAAAATCTTATTTAGAAAAAAGCAACACCTATAAAGATGTTGCTAACAATAATGAAAAATAAACCAAAAATAGCATTCTACCTGCTACAATTATAGGATATTTTCTTTACTTGGCAAACTTTTCATTCCACTTTTTTAAGTCTGCCATTCTATTCATCCAGCCTTTGAGGAAGACCTTTTGCGTAGGATTGCTTTTTACTATTCTATACAGGAAATCCTCCCTTTCCTTATAGAGCCTTTGCAGAAAGTCTTTTGGTGCGTTATTCAGCGCTTCTATGGTCTTTACCCCTACCACACCATCGGCTGTAACATTAAGCATTCGTTGAGGTATCTTAATACCATAAACACCACTTCCCCAAACCCAATCTACCAAAGTATTGGCAATCGCTTGGCTCTTAATCTCATCAGCTTTCCACCTATCCCAAAAAAGCCTTTTTATTACAATATCCCAGTCAGCATCGTTCATTTCTAAGAACCGCATATCCTTATCAGAACCAAACACCGAACGCCATACCGCATAAGTTATGCCTTTGTTCGTGTGGTAGCCTGTCTTTCCTTTATAAGGCGTAGGACATTTTACCTTACTTGCAGTGTCTTTCGGGTCTCTTGACAATCCTCCTTCCCATTTTAGAATAAATGGTCTCAAACTTCTTATATCTGCCATATCATTTAAATTTATCAATTACCTTTTCCAGCCTCTCCCAGAGGAACATTCCCACGATAATCAGAATTAAATATATGATCCAACTTTCTGCTCGTTCTGATTGTTTCTCTTCCTTTGTCTGCTTGTGCTGTTCTTTTGCCTGCTTCTGCTCCTGCTTTTCTACTTCTACTCTTACTTGCTCTATTATCTTTACCACAGAGTCTTTTGCTTGTTTTTTGTCCTTGAAATAGACTTCTCCGTTAGCGCTGCCCTCTACAATGTTTCCATTATATAAAAATCTAAACTGCACAGGCTCGCTGCCGATTGGTTTTATCGCAAAATCCAAAGACTTCGTAAGGGTCTTGATATTAGCCGTTTCCTCGGTCTTCGTTTCCGAAACAGAATCTTTCTTTACCGATTCTTTGATTTCGGTCTTATGCTCTTCTTTTTCCTCGTATTTCCTTACTTTCCTCGCTCCACATCCCAACAGCAACAAAAACATAGCAAACCCCAATAAGGGAGTGCTATTCTTTGAAATTCTCATCGTTTTCATCACTTTCTGTTTTTTGTTTTAAACTATCCAAATCGCCAGTCTTCTCGAAATTCTTTATCTTCTTCAAAAGCCCACTTGGAGGAAATGCTCCGTTTGTTACTTTGGACATATTAACCAAAGCAGACCCAAGAGGATAAAGCAATACCATCAATTTTACCATTACTTTGAAATAGACATCCAAAAATTCCACTTCATCCAGTGCATCGTGCATGATTAACAGCATAGAATACCCTGAAAGAATAACCGTTAGTTTTTTCAATAATCCTAAAAGATTAGCCTTAAAAGTGAAATCCTTATCAACAAAGTAATGCAGGTAAGTCCCAAGAACATGGTCTACCATTAACACGAACAACACGCCATAGAGGAACGATAAGTCCGTGGTGTAAAGCCCTGAAAAATACTCAAATGCCGAAACTGCCACCGCTGGAAACATACACAGCTTGAACGAAGCGCTTATTTTCGCAAAAACTCCGCCTTTATACAGCAACACCAAATTGTTCAATATAAACTCTCTAATATTCATCATCATTTAAATTCTTTAATACTCTTTCTGCAATGCTCTTTTTCTATCATATCTAAAATACACGCTAAAATTCTTCCTGTCCTTGTCAGTGTGCCGTTTCGTTGGTTTTTCCCAAGCGCTGAACTTATCGTTTCCTCAAAGTTTCCGAACTCGTAACCTCCCTTTTTCTTTAAAGTTAAATTGAAAAGTGTTCTAAACTCAAAGTTTCCGAAGCGGTCTAAATTGACCGCTGAACTCTTAAAATAGCCTAAATCCTTGAACTTTATCGCCACTGCCAAGAAATTCAGTAGCGACAAAGGAAGAAACAGCAACCACGCCAAAAGGAACAGAAACAGCCCACCTATAAACTTTCCTATACTTTTCATAACTTATCTAATTCTTCGTTTTTAGTCCTTACAAAATCAGCCAAATACCCTTGGATTAACTGCAATAGCGTGGCTCTATTATTCTTCATCAGCCAAAGCATATACTTGTAACTGCTGACCTTTATCGGCTGTGTTTCTGCCGTAGGATTACCCTCTTCATCTTTCACTGGAACATTGATAAGTTCGTTCTTCGTTCCTCGCAGGTAACTCCAAGTGTCTTTATATACCACCCATTCAGGCGCAGGCAGTTGGATATTGATTTCCTCGCCTGTGTCCTTGTCCTTTAAAACCTGCTTATATCCGAACATTACAAATTCGTGTTCGCTCTTGGCGTCCAAGTTTATCACTCGGATAAATCGGTTAAATTGTGGTAGTTTCGGATGCGCTTCCATTGGTAATTCTGCAAGATAAAGTGGTGTGTTTTCTACTTCATCTAAAATCCCCTGCACCTGTTTTGGTATCATCAAGTTTTCGTTCATATTATATTGTTTTATTGAATGTTATAGCTTATATCTTTAATCACGAAGTCAGCAAGTCCTAAACTTGAGAATAGCGTTACAAAATGGATATATTTATCTGTGTTTTGCGCTGCGAAAGTGGTCATATGCATTACTCCTGTGTTTCTCATTATGGTAAAAAGCGTAATCAACCCTCCTTCTTTTATCAAGTAAACATCAGCAAATCCATCTGTTTCGTTGATTACTGTCTGAGATGAAACTCTATTGTTAGTGACTATGGTCTCTCTTGACCAAGCATCTTTAATTATTAAGTCATTAGCTAAATCTGACCTTGGCGACACATCGAGTGTGTCAGAGAAATGAATAGCACCAAAAGATCTGTCATTACGAAATACTTGTGGACTGTTGTAAATTCTAAACTTAAAAACCCAGTTTCTATCCGTAGGTAACTCTTTGTTTATCCCAATAGAATAAAGTCCCTCTCCTTCATGTGATGCCATATAAGCATTGTTTCTAAATTCAGCAGGGAAAGCATTAGACCTAATTCCAGCAATCATTCCATTACTCAAAGTAAAAGGCGTAGGCAGTTGGTAGTTTCTATTTATCAGAGCTTGTGGAAACTTGCTTCTATCTAATGTTCTTACAACCAAGTCAGATGCAGGCACAGTGGTAAATCCTATATCTTCCAGCTGTTTTATCTTCGTTATGGTGTTCTTTATATCTTGGGAATATTGATTATTCGCTGGTGCTACTGCATTGATATTAGCCAAAACATTCTTTACATTGACATTGATGGTCGCAGGAACATTGAATGTAGTAACGACTTTCGCTCCGCCTGAAAACCCTATCTGTTTTGTTTTAGGATTATACATAATGTAGCCATTGAAAGCTTTGTCGTTTACTTTGTCTTCTATATCGTAAGCTTTGCTGAATAACTTGTTCAGTAGGAATTGCTCCACCTTGCCATCGGCATCTTGAACAAGAAATCTGTCAAAACTATCATCAGCCGACTTATCAGTAAGCCCCTTGATAGAGTAGTAGAAACCTGCCGTATCGATGAACCAATTAGCGCCAAGAGTAAGCCCTGCACCATTTACCGAAGTGAGTGAGCTGTTTGCTACATTGCTGCCAAGACCAGTAACTTGCATTTTCTTTGTTCCGCCAGCATCATTAGTTATCACTACATATTTGTAATCAGCATCGGTGTTGGTAATCGTTTCCGTAGCCTTTGCATAGGCGTTACCTGCCACACCATTTTTGTCAATCGTAGCGATGTTATCAGGAAGTGTTACATTACCACCACCTCCTGTGGCTACTACTTCCTCCCACGCTCCATTCTTACGAGCATACTGCTTATTATCACTCGGTGCATCAGAGAGTGTTTTTAACTTGGTGTTCCAAGCCTGTATATTCTCTGGTGTAAGGTTTCCTGCTGTTAAATCAGCCTTTAAATTCAAATCCGTAAGGTCTGCTTTTTCGTTCAGTTTTTCTGTGACCTCGTTGTTTTCAAGTTTGCTATCATTTAACTGGGTAAGAATAGAAGCAATCCTTTGACAAGTATTCCCCCCTGTGGCTGTTTCTCGCCTTACTTTCTCAATATCTACTTGTACTATCTCGTTTCTCATCGTGTTTTATTTAGAAAATATTTCATACTCATTTAGCAGAACATTCAGCCCACTGGCATTCTTCACATTGGTAAAGGACATTTTCCCACTCATTGCAAAGTCTGAGCGGTCTATCTTTTCCAAGGCCGTTCTTTGTGTGCCGTCGATGAAAAACTGGTTATTCGTGGCGTGAACCTGAATAAAGTTCAAGATGTTGCCATCTCCTCCGCTCAAAAACTCATAACTTACCACTTCATCGATGTAACTATCTTTGACTTTCAGTGTAGAATTACCGCCTATTCTGTTGTTGGAAATCTCTGCTTCCACTCGTATATCGCCAAGGCAGTATGCCGGCAGATTGGTCACAATCCACGCTCCCTCTTCATCAAATTCAAACAAATTTCTGTTGTAAGAGTGTTTTGTCGCCACTCTTATAAACTTTCGCCCTTGTGCATCGGTAGAGTCCAAAAACCACACACAATTAGAGTAATATTCTGTTCTTTCAGTGATAATATCCACTATTTCCAGTCTACCAGTTAAGGGCTTATCAGACTGAAAGGTTACATACTTTAAATAACCTTCCTTTTCAAAAACCGAACTCTCTAATTCTGTTCTGTTTGTTCCACTAACCAAGAACACCTTGTAATCGCCAATAGGCAGTGTGTTGCCATACATAGGCAAAACAAAGCGATGTTTTACACCGATTTCTAACGGATAAGGGTTTCTTTCCCCAAAATATTGCGTATTCTGTGGATTGGTCATATCTTGCAACTCTGCAAGAGTCTTGTAGAACCGAACAGGGCTGTGATACCAGAATAATTGCATTTGCTTTAATTTCTTCAAAAATACAATATTATATTTATTTAGACTAAATAAAAATAAGATAAAAAAGCAATGAAACATAGGTGTTTATTCCTAACTTTTTGTTATCTTGCATTGAAATAAAAAACCAATTAAAAATGAATAGAATATTTACCTTATTTATTGCTGTATTCAGCGTGTTTTCAGTTGTTTCGTGTAGCAGAAATTCAGATGAAACACCACAAGAACAACCAAGAATAATAGGAGTTCCTTTCACAGAAGAAATAAAAGGCTCTTATATAGTTCATTATAAAGACAACTCTACAGGCTACAAAGAGCCAGTTCCTGCTAATAAATACAAGTTAGAATTGAGAGAAAGAAATATCGTATATTGGACAGATGAAAACGGCGAACACGAAGAGTTTTTCCCTGATATTCATGATAGATTTCCATATGCAGGAAGAAATAGTAAAAAACTTTTATTTTACATCCAAAAAACTGAATATAGAGGCTCGCAATATGTAGAAATAGGAATGATGAGACAAGATGCAAATGGTCTTAATTCTATATTTACCTACTACTGCACAAAACAAAGATAAAAAATAAAACACCTTTAATTAGGTGTTTTTTTATTCCCATAAGCAGGGATGTTCGGTAGTTAGATACCATTCTAATTCTCCTTTTTCGTTATAAAAGCCTCGCTCTTTGGCTATATCGTTAGGGTTTTCGCCCTTTGGCACATAAGCCACCACAAGACCTCTATCATCAAAGATATGATAGATAAACAAGCGCCCATCCTCGTTAAACTCACGAAGCCTTGCACACTCGCTCTTGGTTATCGGTTTGCTGCAATTACACGCCATTGTTTATGATATCTAATATCTTTTTCCTTATTTCGGGCTTGTTGTCCAACTGAAACTGATAGCCTTGCTCCTCGGTTACCCCCAAATGACTCGTTCCAAGTTTGCTATGTAGCCACTTTGCCTTTTCGTTCTGCAAATCATTCTTAAAGAAGATAACAGCAGGATGAACGATAACATCTACAAAACTCTGATATTGTCCAGTCACTCGCAAATCCCAAAAACCTCTATTATACGGGTTAATAGAGGTTTTGAAGTTTGCATATTCAGGGTCTTTATAGGAGGGCATATCATTACCCTCGCTATCTTTTCCCTGCATAAGGTTTTCCTTATTTAGATTTATCAGCTCCTTTTTTCTCCCTTCCATTGTCGTCCGCATTATCTCCGGCAACGCTCTTTTCGCTGCCTGAATGCGTTTCAGCAATGTTATCGGATTGATTAGTTTCTCGCTCATGTCTAAATAAAGGTTTCAGGCTTTTCTCTACATCTTCCTCGTTAAGAGTAGGGTATATCCCCATGATGTATTCCTTGGCTTCTTTCTTACTCTTGAAATTTTCCATGTTTCCAAAAGTATAAGCCCCAATTTTCAGTTCCATTATACTACGGTTTTTTTGTCACTTTCTCCTATATAATAGTTCGTATCAAGATCAATAATCCTTAATCCATTATCAGAAGTGATAAATCTCACTTTCTTACCAGTAGCAAGCGCCGAGTGAGTAAGAGTGTATTCCTGTGCTGATGCGTCGTATGCAACATTCGTGATGTTACCAATTACACCATCTTCCTCAATCTTCCATTTTCCAGCATCCGTAAGTCCTGAAACATTAGCATTTGAGTACGCCTCTGTTACTTTCACTTTGGTAGTCGTAGCCGTGTTTGTAAGCACACCAGTAGAAACTGCCAATTTGATGACTGGGTTAATCTCGTTGAATGAAAACTCATCACTTTCAAAAACATTTTCAGATTTCTGCCAATAAATCATAGCATCAGGTAAGATGTCCACTTCCAAAGTAGAACCTGATACCTCCGAAGTAGTTTTTAACTTCTTAACTCCCACGAACAATTTACAAGCAAAGCCCATCAGCTTACCATTTGCTTTAATCGCAAAAAGCGCAGAGCCATCTTCGAAGATTGGCACAAAGCTGTAATTGTCGCTGTTGTCCAATTTTGCCAATTCATTTTGGAACGAAGAACCTTTATCAAAAGTAAATCTGTATCCTTTTGTCCCAGGGATTGAACGGCTTCTCTCTTTTCTTACAGATGTGTTGTAATCTGCCTCTTGGTCGTTATCTTCCACATTGAAGAAAGATATCTTACCAATGAATTTATCCTCTTGGATAATCTTATCCAACGCTGTCTTGTTGAAAGTCGCAGGGTCTATTTCCACTCTTCTGTCAAGAAGTGCAAACCCTGTAACCAATTTCTCTCCGCAAAATGCACCTCCAAGTCGTGCTATCATCTCTGCTGAACCGCAGAAGCTTTGTTTTAACATAAGTTTTTAAATTTTAAAAGATTGAACATTCACACATTCATTGTCTATATTCAGACTAATATCCAGCACTATTGCATCCCATATGTCAGGCGTAGTGGTCGTTTGGCTTCCTCTCTTGTTTCCGTAGTCCCTCTCTCTACTTGCTAATTCTGAAATATCATTGAAAGGCAGTGAAATAAATGAATAGTTATCCTCCTCAAAAGATACTCCGCTGGTCCTTCTTATCTTATCCAAGAAAGAGCCTAATAAAGGCAGTAGCACCTCCTTAAAGGTAGATTTAAACCTATCCTTGTAAAAGGCATGTTCCGAACCCAGAGTAATGAAGAAAAACCTCATGCCTTTGAGTTTGGTCTTTTGTCCCTTTACATCGTGAACTACGCTGTATCCTGTTTGCAGCCAAATTACAGGGTATTTCTGTTTCTTGCTTTGAAGTAATTTCCAAAGTTCAAACAAATCCGCCTCGCCATAGTTAGCCGTGTATTCTTTGCCTTTGAAACTCACTTTAAAGGCATCCTCAAACATGCTATACAGCAGTAAATTGTGGTTTATCATCATAGCCCAAATTCATTTGTTATTTCTCCTCCGAATTTCAGATAATTAGCATCAAACAGAGGATAGTCCTCTACATTATCCAAAAGATACCTCACAAGCGAAACATAGCCACTTGTAGGCTGAAAACCGCGGTAGTCTATCCCTCTTCCTAAATTCCAATAAGGGTTTCCCTCCAATGTCAATCCGCTTCTATCGCTCCTTACTTCTCCGTATAACTGATAAATGAAATCGTTATATATCCTCGCCACTTTAGGAGAGATGCTTACCGCGGTGCCTACTTTTGTATCTATCTTCGTTTGCCCGAACATTGTCGTTTGGGTTACATTGTGCATATTATAGACTACATAGACTATATATGCCAGTAGTGACTCCTTTTGTTTTTCTTGAATTAAACCTTTCCAAACCAAAGTTTCCTCCCTGCCGTTAGTCTCACTGGTGTAGGTCTTGCCGTGTAGCAAGTCCTTATAATTTTGTGGCAGATTGGTAGAATCCTCCTCGTATTTAGTCTTGAAATCAAGCCACATTTTAATACCAAAACTGAAAGACAAAACTTCTTCCTCTACCTTGTCAATCAATTCATCTAAATTCACCGCAGCGGTGTTTTCATCAGGATTTGGCTCATTCAGGTTAGGAATAAGCAAATCGCCTTTAAAATATGTTTTGTCTATCAGCATTTAGTATCTATTTTTCAGCTTGTTCTGTGTCTTTACCTTCTTCTACATTTGCAGGTTTTTTACCTTTACTTTCTTTGTCTGTTGGCTCAAAAAGTTCAGCTTCTAAACCAGCCTGTATTACAGTCTCATCCAAGATGTCTAAAACTGCTCCTTTCTTATGGTCGCCCCATTCTCTTAACAATTTTACTTCCATATCTGTCTATGCTTTTGTAATTGCTGTTTTGATTGTAGCAATATCATCGTAGATGAACGCTTTCTCATCAAGTTTTTTCACGAACGCGTGGAATCTTGATTCTCCCAAGATTACGAATTGGTTTTTGATGAAATCATCATTTATCCAGCCAATTCTCACAGTGTAAGAAAGGTAGTCAGTGATGTTGTACTTGCTAAGGTCTCCCACGAAGATTTTACCTTGTGGAATAGACTCATCAGACTTGATAACCATTCCACCGATTACCACTGTGTTGAATAGTGATGCTGTTGGATACAATGGTCTTCCCTCATTGTCTTTTGCTGCTACTAATTCCAAGTAGAAATCCACTGGATTTACAAGCACCAAGTTTGCCATGTATGGAGTTTCATCCTCAAAGTTGTGAGTAGTAGCGATGTCCGTTACTGCTGCGTTCACTACATCCATAAAGTTAGGCTTTGTAACTTTCAGCGCCATGCTGTTCGCTACGAATGCACGACCATATTTTGTTGCACCTTTTGGATTTTCTCCTGCACCATCACCGAACAAGATAGCCTTGTTTTTGAATAGGTCGTGTTTCTTTTTCAAGTAGTCTTTTGCTACGCCCTCCAATCCTTTGATGTCATAAACAGACTCTTCTGTTAGATGCATCCAAGCAGCGATTTTCTTTGGCTTCGCAAACTCTGTTGAAACCTTGAAGTCAATCTGTGGTTTTTTGTTCCCTTCTGCCACAAACTCGTAGTTTCCATCCTTTGGAACTACCTCTGTATAAGCGTATACAGGCTGTGAAGTAGGCAATACAGACACGAAATTCTCAATGTCCATTCCACGAAGATTAACATTAGAAACAGGCGCGATTTGTGTTCCCAAGATGTTTGGAGTTGTTCCCAATGTTACAGCACCAGTAGTGATTGGAGCTACTTGTTTGAACTCAATCTCCACCACACCTGATTTAGACTCATAAGCCTTTTTAATCGCCTCATGGTTTCTTTTTATCACTTCTATTAAAGCTTCTTCTGTAAGACCTCCTTGTGTAGCTTTGATTTCTTCCACAATTCTCAACACATTGTCAATAGACTGCTGTGTTTCTTTCTCTTTTTCAGAGATAGTAGTTTCAAGCCCAGTTTTTAGGGTTTCCAATTCTTTTTCTCTTTGGCTTGTTTCAAAAGCCTCTTTGTCAGCAAAGTATTTTTCTTTTTCCTCGTCTGACATCTTCGCAATTTCTGTTAAAGATTTCTTTTCAAAATTCATTTTCTAAAATTTTAAAGGGTTACTAAATAATTTTCAATCACACTTTTAGGAGTGGAATTATCCGAGTCCTCTTTTGCAGTAGAAGTGTCAGTGACGGGTTCTACAAGTATCGTTGGAGTGGCGAAGTTGCTTCCTTTGACCACAGCACTTCCCTCTATTATCTTTTGTTCTGTTACAGCCCAGAAGTAGCCGTATTCATCTACATCTTCCTTGTTTACAATATCATTGTAATACTTGTCCCAAACAGCCTTTTCTTCTTTATCCCATTCAGCATCTGAATTGATAGCGAGTTCCAGCTGTATGTATTGAAGCCCTGCCGAATGTTCCTTTACATATCCTTTGGCATATTGTCCGAACATATAAGGGTTTCTGTCCTTTCTTAGTGTAGCATAGAATACCAAACACTCTGTTTCTCCCAAGTAATTAAAGCCCAAGTCTTTCCAGTTGAATTTTTCTACTCTTACTTCCACTTCATCACTGATGATATTTTCAAAGCTCATCTTGTGTTCTTTCAGCAGGTAGATATTCTTGGAGTTTTTGGCTGTTCTGTTCCAGCTTCCGTTGATGGAAACATCTCCGTGGGAATCATAGATGTTGGTAGAGTTGATAACTGCCTTTACCCTGATAGT